CTTGTTTAGTAGGTCTCATTAAGACCAGTAATCTGTCTTATCATCTCAATGTTATTTTGTATAACTTGATAATAAGTCATAGCATCTCTACCCAATCCATTTTCTAACTCTTCTATAGGCTTATAATTAGTTGGCTTACCTCCTATATCATTTTTCCTATAAACAAGCGTACCTGTCTTATTAAACAAGTCAATAACATCCATTGGTTTCATTTGTTGACCTCCGGCACCTAAAGGAATATCCTCTAATGCACCCAGTTCTATCATAATACCTTTTGGTCTTGCTTGATTAATTGTATTTTGTAGTCTGTACCATGATATTTGTATCTGATCTGCAATAGGTATTAATTGCTCCATGATACCTAATGGCTTCATATTATGAAAGTCAGGAGAAAACAAATGATAAGATAAATCTGTATCCATCAAATTTGACTTAACTCTTTTCATATCAGAACACAAACCAAAATTAAAACAGTATTCAGAGTCTACAACCCAAGAAATTTTATAAACAGTCTTGTAGGATGATCTTAAATATTTATTTTTTCTTTTATTACTACTATTATATCCTGCTCTGCCAAACCTTTTATTGCCTCTTTTATCTGTTCTAGATTCATGTACCATTTCATCTACAGAGAAAAACTCCATATCTAAAACTAATATTTTTCTATCATCATAATGTTTGTAGAATTTCTTATTTGATGGAAACATTTTAGAATTTCCTTGTCTCCCAGAAAATCTATCTGCTATATCTTGATATTCTTTTTCATCAAACTGACTTCCTGCTCTTTGCTTTAAATCAGCAATACTCATTTCTGTAATTTCTCCTATGTGTATTTTATCAGTGAAATCTCTTTTATTACAATGAGATATTAATAATTTAGCGGGATCTACAACTCTAATTTTTACAGCACCATTACTATCAATAAACTCTTTATATCCCGCAACACCATAGTCAAATAAAAACTCATTTATTTGTTTTCTCTTTTCTTCCATATCATTTGTATGAAAGATCAAATCAATACCTTGTTCCATTTCAATAGAAGCATTATGCTTATATGTATAAGCCATATGCATTTCTAATTCTTCATCATTTAAGGGATCGTTTGGCTTGGCTTTTAAAGCACTAAACTCTTCTATTCCTGGTGCAGATTTAGCAGCCATATTTCTAAGATCCATTTTTGCTTTTGTAGTCTTATAATATGTTTCTATATCTGACTGTGCTAATGAATCTATAGGAGTCGCTGTAATATTATATTCTGACTTACTTAATTTACCTAAAGCAATTCTTCTGAATTTTGGAACTATAGGTAATACGGTCCAGTCAATAGCAAACCAACTTTCATTATCTGCTTCATCAACATTCAACAATCCTTTATACTTATTTATAGACTGATTGCCTTGTGCGTAGTCTTTTATTTTTGGATATGTACCTCTATTATTATGAAACGATTGAGTTCCATGTTGTGTATAATCTGACCACGCTGCTTTAGCGTATGACAAACACCAATCCTTACCCTTCTGAGCAGGGTCTACATTATGGTTTGGATAGTTTGCTTTTTCTGTGTGTTTTATCATCCTACCTTAAACTTTTTAAACATATTTTTTGCCTCTACTAAATTTCCCTTTCTGAGGTAGTTTTTTAGAAGTATATTTTTATCTGCTATAAGTGTATATCCTGCTGCCATTGCCGCATCAAATTTTGTTGTTTTACTTATATCAAATTCTAACCAGTCTTTTAACAGTTCTGGAAAACAAACTTTCTCTACATTAGTTTCTATATAGTCTTCACTTACTTCTGCAATTTGCTGATGTGTCTTCACAGATCCACTCATCCCAGGTTTAGCACTACCAGGTAAATACATTAAGAAGGCAGAATAACCTCTATCTTCAAAATAATTTTTTATACCAATCTTGTTGTCTTCAAAAAGAAGGTCACAAGAATAATAGTGACAGCACTTCAAAACATCTTCGTAAAATTGTCTTGCGGTACTTGGTCGGTAAATATATTCAACTATAAATGAACTGTCATAAAAATTTGATATTGAGTTGTGTTTCTTGTATACATAGAAAGCACCGTTAGATCTTCTTTGATCAACAGTAGAGTCATGATCATAAGGATCACACCCCATAGTAAACTCTCCTTTTCTTGTTGGAAAATAATTTTTACCTCTTTTTATAACATTATTAGCATCTTTAAAATCTTCAAACAAATATGATACCTTAAATCTACCATTTGACATAGGTTTGAATTCTACATGTCCAGTTTCTTTGTCACCTACCCATTCAAAATTTCCTTTTGTATATAAATTTTCATTCCAAGAAATACGATCTATTTGATCATTTAATTTCATTGCATTAAATAAAGACCTTTCTCCATCTATCCTAAAAGCCTCTTCAATAGTAAACGGATTCCTTCTAATAATACTCGAAAGAGCACGATCGTCATTGACAAGATTTGCACGTTCAGCCAAATAATAGTCCTTAGCACGTTCTTCATTTGCATACCCATACTTGTCAAAGTATAGGGTTTTATATGCGGGAGTAAAGAATCGAAATAATCCACTGGAAGTTCTACCATGTACATTTCTATCTTCTTGATTACTAGCGTTCCATAATTTTTTAAAAGACTCTCCACCTGATTCCATTTCTTCCACAGTGGTTGTATAAAGTAATTTTCCAATATATTGTCCATCCAATTCTGAACAGAATCTAACAACATTGTGCCTTTCCCAGACATCCACTTCCATAGTTTTTCCAACCTCGTCACCAAGGTATCTGTGTAATTTTGTTCCATCATATGCATATTTATCTGAACTCTTCCAGTCTATTTGTGATTCGAGTTCGGGTTTACCTAAATCTTCGAGAGACTTTCTCCCACGTTTAGTTGTTCTATAAAATCTTAATTCTGAGGTTGGGGTGACCCCTTTTGACTGGTCATAAACCGGTCTAAAGAAATCTGGTAGTTTTTTAAATGGTCCAACAATAGATTTTGCAAACACATTGTTTTTCGCATCGCTTGCAGTTTTTGATTGTATACCGCCATTTTTATTTTTAGATCTAGATATAAGATCAAACATAAATACACCGGCTCTAACAGTTTTACCTTGTCTTCGTTTAGTTAATTCTATCATTCCTAAACATTCAGGGTTATCTACACAAGACTGTAAAAAGTAAAAATATTCCTGATCTACTTTTCTAAAACTTGGATAACCTATATCTATTTTCCACCAGTTTAAAAACAAATAGTGCATTCCGGTAATGTATTCAGCCTTACCGTTATTCATAAACCATACACCATTTAATCTTTTATCCCATTCCTGAGATCTAAAGTTTTCTAACTCAACATCAAAATAGTCTTTATCCTCTGCTTGCCTTACTAACTCTTCTTTTCTTTTATATTCATAGTTTTCAGGTAAGTTTGTTCTTATCCAAACCTGATCTGTTTTTTTTGAAGAACTGGTTATGATAGGACGCTTTTCTGTTTCTTTAGTTATAACATTAAAGACCTTTCCTTTTGGCGGAATAGTATATTCAACTCCTTGAATAGTTACTGTCATAAGTTTGCAATAAATTCTGGTGTAAGCCTCTTGTCTGCTTTGATTACTTTTAATAATTCTTGATCCTCTCCATACAGTTTCATATAGTATGAATCTAACCTATCATTAATAGTATTAAGATCATCCATTATTTTAGACTTTATTTGTAAAGCCTGTAAGATGTCTTTATCTCGGTCGCCCTCAACTGGACTTAATAATTTCGTTTGGTATTCAAAAAATGTTTGCTCATTTGAAACAATCATTGACCATATTCTATTATTTTGTTTTCTTAGAAACTCGTCTACCATGTCTACCAGTTTGCTTGACTGAAAGAAAAATATATCATGCAATTTCTCATTGTCTTTAACAAGATCAAACCCTGATAATATTGCTGCTTGTTCTTTTCTTATTTTAAGATCTGGAAACTGTTCCTTCATAGGAGTGTTTTGGTCATACATATAAAGAACATATGCAATCATCTGGTCTTCAGCAGATTGAAAACTGCTAAACATCTTCATTTTAGGATATTTCTTTTTTAATGATCCTTTAACCTTAAATGGGCTAAATATCATTTTGTTAAAGTCTTCTGAATTGAAGATTTCAGTTAACGACATATTGTTGGTTTTTGGTAAAAGTAAATGATTATTATAGTACAGGTGTTAAAATTTATATCTCAGTTTTATTACACTGCTTTGGGTCTTAAATTTTTGCTATGGTACTTGGTGCAAATATTATATTTACTCATTATTTAATTGTTATGGCACTATATCAAGGTAAGACTGTTACGCTTAATAAAGTGATGAAGTCAGAACGAGCAGCAAAAAAAAGCAAGGTTTATGTAAAAAAACCTAATGGAAAAGTTACTGTCGTTCATTTTGGTGATCCTAACATGAAAATTAAAAAAAATATTCCTAGCAGAAGAAAATCTTTTAGGGCTAGACATAAATGTGATAACCCAGGACCAAGATGGAAAGCAAGATATTGGGCCTGTAAAACCTGGTAACCCCATGATGACAATGCAAGACTTAAAATTATACCTTATTAACGCAGGGACGCTAACAATATCTATGACCGAAATCGATACAGTGCTAAAAATATCACTACTTATAATTAGTATCGGATATACCGCACAACGTTGGTACTATTTGAGACAAGAAAATAGAGATAAAGACAATGGATAAAATTGAAAAACTTAGACTAAAAGCACAACTTGCTGAAGATTCTGGTGACCATCAGAAAGCATATAATATAAGAAAGAAAATTAAAGGTTTAATTGCTAAGGCAGAATACAAAGAAAAAAAAGGACCTTCTGCTTTAGGTAAAATAATTAAAAAAGTAAAAAATAAAATTACAGACGTTAAAAACGATATACCTAAAATTAAAAAAAATGAAAAACCTCCTGTAGTTAAAAAAGATGAAAAACCTCCTATTGTTAACGCAGATAATCCTCAAGGCAAACCATTATCAAGTATAGATAAAAATACTTCAGTAATCAAAACATCATTATCTGGTACAGTTGGGTTAGCATATGGAAAAGATGGTGAAAAAGGTGTTGGATCAGTAACTAAAAATGGAGTTACACTTAAACCTGGTGATGAAGGTTTTGAATCCGCAGCAGCAGAATTATTAGCACAGTCTAATAAAAAAGAAGAGACTATAAAAAGAATTAAAAAAAATAAAAAGAAATAATGGCGGGTAGAGATTACAAAGACGAATATAAAAAGTTTCAGTCTAGTCCTGCTATGATTAAATATAGAGCACTTCTTAATAAGTACAATCGTAAGAAAGGTACATATGGGAATGGAGACAATAAAGACGCATCACATAGAAATGGACAGATAGTTGGATTTGAAGACCAATCTGTAAATAGAGGCAGAAAAGAAAAAAGTAGAATTAAAAAAGCATAGTTATGGGAGAAGAAACACCTAGAGCAATTAGAAAAAAAAAGAGAGAAAACAGACGTGCTAAAGCGGCTAAGATAAGAGCGGAAAGATTAAAAAATCAGAATGACAAACCTAGCACATACACCACATCAAGTTTAGATCCTAACGCAAGTGTAAATTATAATGCTATGGGTCAGGCAATGTTTAAATAAATATTATGGAAGACGAAGAAATTATTGACCCAAGGAAAAAGGCATTAGAAGCAAAAAGAGCGGCTATTGCTGCAAAAACTTCAGCAAAATTAGCAAAACGTAAGGCTGCTTTGGAGGCTAGAGCAAAGGCTATGTCTGATAGGGAAGCCGCTGCTGAAGAAAGAAGAAAACTTATTTTAGAAAAAAATGCTGCAAGAGTAGCAGAAAGAGAAGCCTTTACTCAAAAGCGTAATGATGAAATTAAAGCAAAAAAAGATAAAGTTCTTTCTATAAGAAAAGCAAAAATTGATGCTGAAAATGAAACAAAAAAACTTGCTACAGATTTTGATATAGAAGAGGCTAAAAGAAGAGCGGCTAATATTGCTGAAAAAGCCAAGGACGATAATTATGATTGGAATTATATAGGTGGTGATGAAAATACCGCTAACAAAAGACAGAGAACTGAAATTATCGAAGGAGAAAAAGAAGTAGAAGAAATAATAAAAAAGACGAGAATAGAGCCTGGTCATAAACCTACTGGAGTAAGATGGCAGACAGCATGGGATAAATTACCTGATGGTGAGAAAAAAGAATTTGGTTCTATAGAAAACTTTATAAGGGAAGGTACTAAATTCAATGAAGGTAAAAAACCTAAAGAAGTTGTTACTGAAGAAAAAATTATTAAAAAAGTTCCTACTAGAGAAGAGAAAGTTATTACTCAAACTAGAGAAGACTGGATTAAAACACAACATTGGGCTGAAGGGTTACCTAAAGGTTTAATTTCTTCACTAGCAATTAGTATGAGAAAAAGAGGTAATGATATGACTCCTAAAGAATTATATGAAATATTTAAATCACAAACATCAGAAGCAGAGTCTGCTAAATGGGCTAGAGCAAATGGTTTTGGTTATTTATTAGGGGGTCGAGGTGGTAGAGGATCTACTACAACTTCTGGTAAAACAAACTTTAAATAATGGCTAAAGATTTAAAACAACAAGTAGAAGAATTAGAAATATTAAAATCTATGACTTCTGATTTTGGAGAGCAAATGGAAATTGCTGACAAGATTCATAATCTAACCATGAAAATTAATGGGGTTAAGCCTACAGATTCATATATTGAATGTGTTGGTTGTGGTTCGTAAATAAATAAACATGAAGAGTATAAAAAAAATAAATATGGATGGTTTGTCTTCGGCTCAAAAGTCAACAATGGATAAACATAAAAAACACCATAGTTTAGAACATATGAAATATATGATAGGTGCTATGAGAAATGGTAAATCATTTACTGAGGCACATAAAATAGCAATTAATAAAATAGGAAAATAATGAGTTACCCAAGAATTAAAAAAGTTAAACCGAAACCGAAACCGAAACCGAAACCAAGACCTAAATACTAAGTTATGGGAGATTTGATAAAACGTAAAGATGGAAGTTATTCTCAAAGAGGATTGTGGGATAATATAAGAGCAGCAAGAGGTTCAGGAAAAAAACCATCTAAACAAATGATTAAGCAAATTAAGAAAATCAACAAGAACAAATAATATGTCAGCAGGAGAAAATCAATCGTTTATACTTAGTGATCAAAATGCAGTAGATGTACTAGCAATAAGAAAGGTTGAATTACTTCTAGATGTATTAGCAGCATTAGAAAATGCTAACTCACCAGATCTTTATGGTGTGAAGATGTCTGTAGTAGACAAAATCGAACGAGCAATACAACACTTATAACATTCTATCCCAATGAATTTGAAGTACCTTTATCGCAGGGTGGTATGGCTGATCTATCTTCATTTGTAAGATATAATCTCTTAATAAAGGTTTAGGCAGTTTGGTCGCTGCTAAATGATTCAAATATATTTTTAACTTTTTCATGATGCATTATTCTTAGTAGGTTTTTAAACTTTTTCTTATCTCCAAAATATGAATGACATTCTCTACACAATGCCATTAAATTTTCTGGACTATCTTTTTCTGTTGAACCTCCCATTCCTCTGGGATCTATATGGTGTATATCGACAGCAGTAGTATTACAAACTTCGCACCCTATCCAATCACCTGGCTCGTGCATAAAGGCTTCATGGTATAATTTAACGTGTTTTTTCATTTCGGGGGCTTATTTTCGCTGCTCGGTTTTTAAAAATTTTTATTTGGGGGTAGTTTGATTTGGGGTGTCATATCTAAACCTACGTTTATCAACCTTAAACTCATAGTATTTATTACGATCGTTTATTGTAACTACTTCCCAATCCTTTATATCCTTCTTTTTAAAGTTTAATAAAACATATCTTTGACCTGACAGGAATAAAACAAACATTATAAAATCTACATCTAACTTTTCTATAGTAAACATATTAACCTTAAGTGATCTCTCACAACCCTTAACATCAATCTTTTTATCATTTACAATTAAATCAGCATCAGAAACTCCCTTTTCCTTTACAAAGGCTGAGGTAGTATAATTAGTACCCTTTAAATCAAAGTGGTGTCTAACTAATAGTTCTGCTAATATTCCTTTAAAATCTGTATAGAATTCATTGTCTACCGGGTCATCAAATAGAATAGGATGTTTGTATAAATAACTCCTAGATTTCCAGTATAATTTTTTGTAGTGGTCACGATTTGCCATGACTCGTGTATCAACATATAATCTTGCGTGTTCAAAAATACAATTTGGTATGTTATAAGGTCCCTCCAACTATCTTTCCAAATAAATCGTCCTGTTTCATTACATAATATTCAACACCCTCGATTTTGTTTAGAAAAGAATTTCTCTCATGAAATCTTACCTTATCCCCACTAATCAAACCAAGTTCATCTTTATTCTTTAGTGGAGTACCAATATGCCTAACATATCCTTCTATCTCACTTCTTTCTGGAACACCTATATAAATAGACCCCAGTTTTTCCTCTATCATAAGAGGTTCCACTAATACATGATTGGAAATAGCAGTTAGGTCTCCACTCCTTACAAAACAAAAGCACTCCT